ATGCCATCCATATGTTTCTTAGCACCATAACCCTTATTACCAGCAATACCATACCGTTCCTCCAATTCCGGATGTTTTTTAACTAGTTCTTCTATATATTGGTCGCGCGCCACCTTTGCCAAAATCGATGCTGCCGCAATCGGTGTATATTTATTATCTCCGCCTTCAATCGTAATATGCGGGCATTCTTCTATTTCCCCTCCCCACATATGAATATATGGTTTAAAATCGTTACCATCTACAAGCAGTCTAGCGTTGGGTATATCTACTTTTTCAAGCGTTGATTTAATTGAATTGTGCATGCTACGAAGAACAGATTGTCTTATATTTATCTTATCAATTGTTTTTTCATCTATATAACTAACAGACCAACTAACAGCATTATTTTTAATATATTCAGCAACATCTTCTATTTTTGAAGAAGTTTTTCTTGGATTTTTTGCCTTTGATTTAGTAAATTTCTTACTATCTTTAAATAAATCGTGATTGATAGATTCATCATCTTTAGGGAGAATAACAGCTGCGGTATAAAGACGTCCAAATAGTGGTCCTCGTCCTGCTTCATCTATTCCGATTTCAAACAATTCATCGTTAGCATAATATTTTTGTAATCCGTTTATCGTCAAATTATCTGGTTTGTCACACATATTAATACTTATAATATTATAATCTTATAATTTTATAATTTTATAGTTATTTTAATTCAATTTATTTACTTTATTTACTTTATTCAATTTATTCAATTTATTTACTTTATTTTTTCCTATGTAATAATATATATATATATATTATACTATGAATTTCAAATTAAAAAAAATCCATTTATTTGTTATATTATTAATAGCATTAATAGGGTGTTGCATACAAATGCCCCATTTTAATTTAGGGTTCAATTTAGGATTCAATGAAGGGTTTAAAGATGGTGTAGTAGATCAAACACAAGATGCTTATTTACCAAATATAGAATATCATGAGGATACAAGAATTACGAATGGCGAGGGAGATTATAGTGCTATATCTGTTACTGGTGGTGCCGGTATTGATGATATGGAAGTGGATATAACAATAAACAATGATAATAAAGTAACAAGTTTAAGAGTAACTAATCCGGGAACTGGGTATGAAAAGGGTGATGAAATAACGGTTGATCTTGCTGTTGCAAATCCCGATGCAAATCCCAGTGCAGAAGGTAAGTTTACCTTTACATTATATGATACAACTGCTGCTGCTGGTACAACTGCTGATACAGAAGAAGGTAAGTCTTCATTTCAAGAAGAAGGTAGAATGAACCCTTTAGTATTATTTAATACAATGGTTAATGGCGAAAGTAATTCATCTATAACCGAAATAAAAGATTCTGCAGATGAAGATGTTGCTGGTGCTACTTCTACATTCACAAATATTACAATGCAAAACAGAGATTTAATGGGTAGTCCTATAAATCTATCAGAATCATCTCCAAGTAGAAGTGTATCCGTAAAAAATCAAAATCAAAAAAAAAATCAAAATCCATTAAGCAGTTTTTTAGCAAACATATTTGGTGGAAAGAAGGAGGGTATGGAAAATGAAGGCAACCCTGCGTATCCTGGAAAAGAAGGAGAAGAAGATCAATGGATACTTAAATCTAAAATAGTTCCACCTGTATGTCCCAAGTGTCCTGAACCAACTTGCGATACAAAGAAATGTCCACCCTGTCCATCTTGTGAAAGATGTCCTGAACCAGCATTTGAATGTAAAAAGGTTCCCAATTATCGTTCCACTAATGATAACTATTTACCTAGACCGGTATTAGCTGACTTTAGTCAATTTGGTATGTAATAATGCTATATGCAATCATGCTATAGGTAATCATAACTAGTTTCATATATATATTTAATATAAACAATATGTATATGAAATTTAATCTTAAAATATTAGGAACATTAATAATATTAGCAATAGTAATTTTAAGTCTAACCCTTTTATTTAATTATAAGAACTGTAAGAAATGTAAAAAAAATATTAAGGAAGGGTATATAGATGTTTTAAGTAATAAAGATAATCCAACATTATATGAAACAACTACTAATGGTAATGGTTCAGGATTAAGTTTTTATACAATAACTGATACATATTACGGTAATTTATTAAAGTTAGTATTAGGAAGTAAAGGTTCAGGATACAAAAAAGATGATATAGTAACCCTTACTGGAAGCGGAGACAAAAAAATAGGAGAAAAAGATATTAAAATAAAAATATTAAAGGCAGAAAAATTTAATGATAATGGCAATGATAATGGCAATGATAATTATGATAATGATGATATGACACCTGAAGAAAAAGATTTTTTAGAAAGTGTCGACCGTGATAATAATGATTATAATATAGAGTTATTTGTAGATTATAGATTTATTGAATATAGTTATAATTATGGTTATCATTCTTTTTATTATAAAACAGAAAATAATGAATATAAGGATTTTGGTGTAGATAATATGAGGGTAGATGTTAAAGATAGTGCGAATGATAATTCAAAAACCGAAATATTAACACCTACTAAAGAAACAGATAATTCAAAACATATACAGGCACACATAACCTTTGATTTTACTGATACAAATGAAATGATACGTATTCCCCCATTAACTAGAATAAGACCTGATAAAGATTTTTTTAATGAAGAATATGACTATTTTACTACATCTACTATAAAAAATTCTAAGAAAATAGCAACATTAGCATTAAGAAAGAAAGGAGATACTACGGATATAGAAAAAGATGAAGAAGACGAAGACTGTAAACCTAAGAAATTTATAACATTTAATACATTTGGAAATAGTAAAACAGGTGAAGTTACATCTGATGTCATTATCAATAAACCCGCATTTGTTACTGATTATTATACGCCTATATAAATTATCATAAATATTTATATCAAATTACAAATATTTATACTCCACGCTTTTTAACGCACTTATCATCCATTTGAAATGTTTCGCATTTTTTCTTTTGAGGAACAATTTTAATTATACATTTTGCTTTTTCGCCATAAAGAGGTTCAGTACATCCTTTATGTAATTTCTTAGTTTTATTTTTAGGTTCTCTATATTTATACATTAATGGTTTTTTATCAACGCATCTTGCTCTGAAATGTTCATATCTCTCTCTTACTTTGCAGTATGTTAGTCCAGATTTCTTTTTAAGCATCTTATTTATATGTTCATGTAAATCATATACATATCTAGAAAATGTATCTCTGTTTTTCATAACACAAGGTTTTAATGGTAATTTTTTGAAATTTTCCTTTAAATTTATTCTACAATATTTGCAAGGTAAAACGTGCTGTAAATTTAGTATAAATCTTTTATAGTGATTTTTGTCTGCTTCAGTAGGATTAACTGGGTAATTGAAACTCATAGTATGTAAATAGTGCCACATACCTGGTCCCCATACGGTAGTAAGCATACCATCACCGCTCTTAAAATCACCTTTATTATATATTTTTTTTGTTTTTGCCTTTGTTTTTATTTCTGTTTTTGATTTACGAGTATTTCTTTTATTTAATGTTGATTTTCTTTGTGTTTTATTTTTTCTAATATTCATAATTATTTTAGTTATATTATTAAGAGAAAATATATTTAGAAATATCTAATTTGGTTTTTACTTCAGGAATATCAATATTAAATTTAATTTTAATTAAATGTTTATTATAAAGAATATCATTATCAAAATCTAAACGATTAATATTTACTAAAACACCATCATATCTACGAACAATCATTTGCTTATTTTATTTATTATTTATTATTCAATAACTTATATAAGTATATCAATATTCGTTTAAGTTAATATGTTTTTATTTTAAGCGTAATATATATAATATTATGAATCCTATAGAATCTTCGGGTAATCCAAGTGTTGTTAGTAATATAAAAGATCGCATTAAAGACGGTATTAAAAATGTTAAACCATCTACAGTTGGTTTAGTGTTTGGAATAGGAGTATTATGTTTAGCTATTGTAGGATATGTTGTTTATACATACTTACTTCCAAGAATTAAAGAAGCAAGAGCAAAATTATATGGCAATCTTTCTAATGAAGTTGAAGATACTGATGATAATAAAAATATAAATGTATATTTATTTGAAACAAACTGGTGCCCACATTGTAAAAAAGTAAAACCCGTATGGGATGAATTTTCTGAAAGTAACTGGAAAAGCAACGGTATTGGTGATAAAAAAAATGGTTATTTTATTAAATTTGAAACCATAGATTGTGATAGCACTGATGGAGAAGTAAAGGCAAATAAATTTGATATAGATAGTTATCCTACAATAAAAGCACAAAAAGATAAAGAAATAATTGAATTTGATGCTAAACCAACAAAAGAAAATTTAGAAGCATTTATGGAAGAAATAACAAAGAGTTAAGTTAATCATTCTGAATCTGTTTTGCCTGATTTGCCTGATTTGCCTGATTTGCCTGATTTGTCTGATTAACAAGTAGTGGTTTATTTTTTAAGAATTCTTTAATTTGATTAACCCCATCCATCCACATATCATGTCTAAAATCTTTTTTTGTAAAAAAATTTGTCCACATATTTATATCAGTAGCATCACCTTTTCTTTTTAAAGTTATTTCATTTTCTATATTTTCTTGATGGTGTGCAGTAGATATTATATTAAATGACATATTATATAAATGTTGTAAATAATAAAACATATTAGAAATATTAGGGTTAAAAATATCTAAATAAGTTCCAGACATATTAAACCCAAATGTTTCTTCTTTTTTATTGTTATTAATACAATTATTTAAAGGATAATTAACAATAGCTCCTCCGTCCATATAATATTCTCCTTCATATTCAATAGGTCTGAAAATAGGGGGTAAACAACTAGTCATACATAATGCTTTTATTAAAGATAAGGTTGGTGTTGTTTTATAACTTAACTCTAAAATCTTGGCAGTATTTATATTTATAGTATACATATAAAGTTCTTTATTAGTAATATTATATAAATCTAAAAGGGTTGTTTCTTCTGTAATATCATAAACTTCTAGTAATTTAAGAAATATATCATATTTTATTACATTAAATAATTTATCTAAGTAACAACCTCCATTAAAGATATCCATAATATCATCGCTTTCTATACTTATTGTTTTTTCCCATGGTCGCATAACAAAAAAGCTATATATATCATCGCTCCAATTATAATCTAAACATATTAGAACACCTAATGCACCCCCTATTGAAGTTGCATATATTTTCTCAATTTTTTTTGTATTAATTGTTTTTTGATGGATCATTTCAGAAATAGCACCACAAGTTATTAAACCTGTGGGACCACCTCCAGCTATAACAAGATTTTTAATTACCATTAATAATTATCTTTTAATTATACTTAAATTATAATTTAACTATAATAAGTTGATTTAATCTATTAGTATATTTTAAATTATTATTTTATTATTTAATATCAAATGGATAATATAATATTAAATAATGAAGATAATAAGGGTAATCTAAAATTAAATTTAGATGATTTATTTCAATATAAAAAGAAGTGCGATTTAAATGTGCTTAATTCATATAATAAAGTATTAGAACGAGCACATACACGAATTAAGACAACATCGCGGCAAAAAAATAATGAACAGTGTTGCTGGTTTGTAGTACCTGAAGTTATGATAGGTGTTCCAAAATATGATGTGGCTTCTTGCATAGCATTTGTTGTTGATAAATTAAAAGAAAACGGTTTTATTTTAAGTTATACGCATCCTAATCTGGTTTTTATTTCTTGGAAGCATTGGATACCTGATTATGTACGCAGTGAGTATAAGAAAAAAACTGGTGTTGCTATAGATGGTTATGGAAATGTAGTTGATAAAAGTAAACGAGATACCGCTATAGATGGTGATGATAATAATCCAAATAATTTATTGCTTAAAAAATCGGATGTAGGTAAGATGACTATATCTAATAAAAAAGATTTTAGACCAATCAATAATTATAAACCAACCGGTAATTTAATTTACGGAGATGAACTATTTAAAAAGATAGAAGATAAATTATAAAACTAATAGACCTAATAAAATAATGCTTGCGACAAATAATGAAAAAAATAATATAGATTTATCATATATGCCTGAACGACCAACTGATGTACAAAGACGTCGAAAAAGTTCAGATGCTTCATACGAATCAACAACGCCATCTTCACCTCCGTCTTCAACGCCACCATCACCGCCATCCTATGACCTATTTGTTTCTCATAACCTTAGAGAGATAAAACAACCAAAACAATCCCAAAAAATATATGAACCAAATGAAACAATATTTGATTATAAATTATCATATATATTCAAAGAACATAGTGATGTTTTAGAAGAATTATTATCTAGTGATCCTGCGTTAACTAATATGATTTATGATATGATAAATATTAGTAATACTAATAAAATATACCCAGGTCCAAAAAAAGATGAATTAAAAAAAGATGAACCAAAAAAAGATGAATTAAAAAAAGATGAACCAAAAAAAGATGAACCAACTGAAGAAGCTGGAGCAATAGAAGAAGAACCAAAAGAAGATGAACCAACTGAAGATGAACCAAAAGAATATACTAATAATAATGAAATAACATATGATGATATATATAATAATGATGAAATATATGTTGGAGAATATAAACGTAGATGTCTTATCAGTTAATTAAAATTATACTTCAGGAGATTGACCAAGTATAGGTGCATCACCTAATGTAGGAGCTTGTCCTAATGAAGACGTAGATTGTGATGAAACTACACTTGCTCTAGGAATTTCATCAACATCTACTAGATTTTTCTCTGATTCTTCCATTAAATAATAAATTATTTCTAATGGAGTGTAAAGCATCATAAGAGTATAGCACGTACATTCCATTCCCCAATATGCCATTTGCGTCGTAAACGGTAATATTATAAAACAAGCACAATTTATTTTTAATAAATAATCACCAAATTTGCTTGGACTTGTATACTGTACTAATAAAAAAGAATGATTTATATATGATAATATGAAACAAACCAGACAAGCAACACATACCCAATACGGTGTATAATTAATATTACATATCATCCCTAAACCATAACAGAATTGAAATAAACATATAGAGTGATATAATTTATTTTGTGTATTTTTTTCTAGTTCTCTGGTAATACATAAATGATGCTGATATTCCCACATTGTAATTAATGGGACATATGATAAGACAGCAAAAGCCCCTGTAGCTGGAGGATTTGATATAAAACCTGATATTGATGTTTGGTTTGTTTCAGTAAAACCTACTCTCGTTAATAATGGTAATATCCATACATATATTATACATCCGGTAGATGTGATAAATCGTTTTGGTGTTATCACATGTTTCATATTCATATTATACTTTAATTATATATATATAAAATATAATATTATTATTTTTTACTCTTTTTACTCGCCTTTCTCACGTAACCCATATTTTTTTTATATTTTTTATTGCGACATAATTTCATAGATTTATTTTTCTTGCTGTTGTTATTTTTTCTTGATTTATTTTTGAATAAATTAAAATTTCGTACTTTAATCATGTATTTATATTATTGTAAGAAAATAATTATTTTTCCCCTTGTTTGTTTTCCTTGTTTGTTTTCCTTATTCGTTTTCTTTGTTTGTTTTCTTTGTCTTTTTCCTTTGTCTTTTTCCCTTGTTTTTATTCCCATTGTTTTTGCTTCCCATTCTTTTTTTTGTTTTTTTCTTTTTAATTAGTTTCTTTCTTATTTTATTAACCATATTAGTAGTCATTTTATATCTATTAATGTAATTAAGAATTTCTTCTTTATTGTAGTTATTATTATGACATATCATATTACTTTGAACATTAGATACATTTTCTATAATGTCTATTAAATCTTTTTTATTATTTTTAATGTTATCAGTTTCTAGATCTGTTATATATTTAATAATAGAAACAAATTTATCTCTATTAGAAGACTTCTCTTTTTTAGTTAACTTATTATATGCCCCCGTATATTGTTTCAATAATTTGTATATATTATTAGTTGTAATGTTTAATTCCAAAGAATTATCAATGCATTTAGATAAGGTATACATCATAAAATTGTTAATAAGTGATAATTCGGATTTAATAAATTCAATGTTTCTATAATAGTTTCTTCCTCCAAATTGTTCATATTCTTTTTTAGTTGCTACTTCGGGTGCTAGTTCAGATGCTGGTGCTTCTGCTGGTAATTGTTCAGATTCCGGCATGTTGGGTGATGGAGCAGGTTCAGACGCAGGTTCAGGCGCAGGTTCAGGCGCAAGTTTGGGCGCAGGTTCAGGCGCAAGTTTGGGCGCAGGTTCAGGC